AAATTGTATTTATAAAAATGTTCGCAGGAGAAGCATTGTATAATAAGATGATTATGAAAAATCATACTGGATTATCTAAAAAGAATAATAAAGTTAAGTTAGACATCATTGGAAAGTTCACATTGAACAAATGGAACGGAAATGAATTTCCCCAAATTGAGATCATCGATTTTAATGTTAGTAAAGAAAAAGATTTTAAGTTTTAAATATATAAATAAATATTATTATATGATATAATGATGCAGAGAAGGAGGATTAAATTTGATAATATTAGATCAAGATTTTGTACATTTACACAATCATGGAGAACACTCGAATTTACGCTTTCGCGATTCAGTTAATAAAGTTAAAGATATGATTCTACATGTTGATTCACTGGGAAATCGTGCAATGGCCTTAACCGAGCATGAATCAATTAGCTCTCACATTAAGTTCTTAAATACAATAAAGGAATTAAAATCTAAAGACAAAATACATAAGGACTTTAAACCAATTCTAGGAAATGAAATATATTTAGTTGATGAAGAAACAATGTATGAAGAAATGAAGGATCAAAATAAAAAACCTAAGTTCTATCATTTTCTAATTTTAGCCAAGGATAATGAAGGTCATGAGCAAATGAGAGAACTATCCACTAGAGCATGGACGAGATTATTCAGTTATAAAGGTGTTGAAAGAGTTCCTACTTTCTACAGTGATATAGAATCAATTTTAGGAGAAAATAAAGGGCATTTGATAGCATCAAGTGCCTGTCTTGGAGGAATGTTGCCACACTTGATTTTGAGTCTCTTACAGGAAGAAAATGAAGAGATTCAAGAACAAATAAAAGATGAGCTAGATGATTTTTTAAATTGGTGTCTTGATTTATTTGGAGAAGATTTCTACATCGAACTCCAACCCTCTTTACAACAGGAGCAAATAGACTTTAATAAAATGGCAGTAAGAATAGCAAAAGCATATAATATCAAATGGATAGTGACAACTGATGCACATTATCTAACTGCCAAAGATAGAGAAATTCATAAGGCATTCTTAACCTCAGAAGATGATTTAAACAACAATCGTGAAGTAGATATGTTTTATAGCACAACTCATTTCTTCACTATAGATGAGATATTTAAGAATATGGATTATTTAGAAACTGAAGATATTGAAAAAGCAATATTAAACACTAAAGAAATTGCTGATAAGGTTATTGGATATGATTTTTTTGCTGAATCTATTATTCCTTTGAGGGAATTACCTGAAAAATCAGAGTGGTATCCAGTTAATCAAAAAATATTAAGTAAATATCCATATATAAAAGAACTTTATGAAGATATTGAGAGTCAGCATACTTTCTTGATTACTCAAACATTTAAAGGAATAGAAGAAAGAGAAATCAAAAAAGAAAAATTAGACGATGTATTAGAAAGAGTTAATATTGAATGCAAAGAAATCACAGGAGCAAGCAAGGCTAAACATCAACCAATGGGAGCATATCTAAACACTATGCAAAAAAATGTAGATATTATTTGGGAAGAAGCCGAATCATTTGTTGGGCCTGGGAGAGGTAGTGCTAATGGATATATTATCAATTATTTATTGGGCATTACTCAAGTAAATCCATTAGAACAAGGTGTAGAAATGCCTCATTGGAGATTCATGTCTGCAGAAAGACCAGACATTTTTGACATTGATATAGACTATAGTTCTCATAAAAAAGATGTAGTAATGGATAAGATAGTGAAGTATTATCAAAGTATCGGTGGAGATGCAATTAGAGTATGTACATTTGGTACAGAAACGTCTAAATCAGCTATTCAAACAGCCTGTAGAGGGTTGCACATCAATAATGATGTTGCGTTGTATCTGAGTAGTCTTGTACCTGTAGAAAGAGGAAAAGTATGGAGCATTCATGATTGTTTCTATGGAGATCCAGACAATGGAAGAAAAGCTGTAACCGAATTTAGAAATATGGTAAGCGAGTATGTAGATAAAAATTTATTAAACGTCATTCTAGGAATTGAAGGATTAATTAATAAAAGGTCTACCCACGCTTGTGGAGTCCTTATATTGAATGAACCAATTACAAAGCATAATTCGGTAATGAGAAGTCCAAGTGGAGAATTAATATCCGCATATGAATTACACGACTCAGAACAAGTATCAAATCTAAAGTATGATTTTCTAAATACCAAAACAGAATCGATGCTTCAGTTGACCATGGAAATGTTAGTGAAAAACAAAAAAATCGAATGGCAAGGAAGTTTAAGAAAAACATATAATAAATATCTACATCCAGATGTTATAGATTTCAAATCAAAAAAAATGTGGGATATTCTATGTAGAGGGGAATTACTCTCCTGTTTTCAATTCGAATCAAGTGTGGGCGAACAAGCAATTAAACTAATTCAACCGCAAAATTTAATTGATGCTTCTAATGGAAATACAGTTATGAGGTTAATGGTGGAAAATGGAGAACAACCATTAGAAAAGTTTGTTAGATATAAAAATAATATTTCTGAATGGTATAAGGATATGAAAAGGTTTGGATTAAATAAAGAACAAATCAATATAATGGAAAAACATTTGTTGCAAGATTATGGAGTATGTTCAAGTCAAGAAAAAATGATGCTATTAACTATGGATAAAGATATTGCAGGTTTTGGAGTAATAGAGAGCAATAAATTGAGAAAAGGAGTTGCGAAAAAACAGCAAAAACTAATTGATGATGCTAAAACACTGTTTTTTGAATGGGGAGAAAAAGCCAATGCTCCTAAAATTTTATTAGAATATATCTGGAATGAGCAAATAGCTCTACAATTGGGGTACAGTTTCTCAATTTTGCATTCCGTAGCATATACAATCATTCTTATTCAGCAATTGAATCTAGTCTATTATTATCCTCCTATTTATTGGAATACAGCAGTATTAATGGTAGAGTCAGGAGCAGTTGATAGAGAAGTGAGCGAAGACTCTGATATTGAAGCAAAAGAAAGAACCACTAATTATGGAGAAATTGCAAAAGCAATAGGAAAATTGCAAGCTAAAAATATCAACATATCATTGCCATATGTAAACAAAGCAGAACAAGGATTTTTACCGAATGAAGAAAATAATGAAATTATCTTTGGATTCAAAGGAATTATGAAAATCAATAATGAAACAGCACAAACAATAATGCAAAATAGACCATATGCAAATTTAAAAGATTTTCATGATAGATTGGTATTAGTAAAAAAAGAAGTGGCTTTAAAAACTGGCAAAACACAAATGAGGTCTTTAGTAGCAGAAGGTCAAACAATAATGCTAATTAAGGCAGGAGCATTTGATAAGATTGAAAATAAACCAAGAGAAGAGATATTAGAAGACTATTTGCGACTATTGAATCCTTCAAAGCAAAAATTAAATTCTAAAGATATTTCAAAAATTGCAGAAATGGGAATTATACCTTCCAACTTAAAAGAGGAAATCAAATTCTATAATTTTAGAGAATATTTAATGGGTATGCCAAAACAAAAAGATGAACAATCAAAGACAATTGTGTGGTATAAAATACACGATGAAGAAAATGAAAGTGATACCGACTATGCAAATGGTTTTTTCTTAGAACATTTTGCTAATGAAATGGAGGAAAATAAAGATTATAAATATGATGAAGAAGGATATTTATTGATTGCATTAGGAACTCCACGTAAAGGATCTTTTGAATTTATTTATAAGAGTAAAATTACTCAATTAAATAGATGGATAAACACAGAAGAATGTGTAAATACATATACGAATAATATTTTTCAAAATATTAAAAATGAGAATATGCAAGGCAATATTAGTTCTTGGGAAATGGCAAGCATGAATTATTACTATAATGTTCACGAACTTGCAGGAATTGATCAAGAAAAATATGGAGTAGTAGATTTCAATGATCTGCCTGAAGATCCTGTAGTGATTGGATTTACTAAATACAAAGGACTACAATATCCGAAATTTCAATTAAATAGAATTGTAGGGACAGTATTGGATAGAGATAAAAACAAACATTCTGTAACTATATTAACTCCTACTGGGGTTGTAGTATTAAAATTTTACGCAGGTCAATTTTCTTTTTATGATAAAACTATATCGAAGGATGTAGGAGTAGCAGATGAAAATGGTAAAATTAAAAAAGTAGTATTGGAGAATGGATGGTTTTCTAGAGGTAGTTTGATCATGGTCACAGGTTTCAGAAGAGGAGATATCTTTAAACCAAAAAGATACAAAAATAGTATTTACCAACATGCTCTATCTAAAATTGTAGAAGTTAGAGAAGATAATGAACTAATACTTCAAAATGATAGAGTGCAATTGGTAGAATAAATTAAAGGAGTGACACATTTGGAAGAAGATTATGAGGATATATTAGTAAAGTGTAAAGTCCGCTTAACAAAACAAAGATTTCCACAAGATAAGATTATTGGCAATGGAGATTTTGGGATAATCATTGTTACTGTATTGGACGTTTTGCAGGGAGATCCACAAATAAACAAGTGGGGAACGATTACTTTAACTGGCAACATGTGTGAAATAAACGATGAAGATATATATATTGTAACAGGAAGAGAATTAACACATGAAAAATACGGATTGCAATATCAAGTAATATTTATGTGTACAGATATAAAATTAACTAATAAAGCTGATCAATATAAATTCCTAGAAAAAATATTACCTGAGAAACAGTGTGTGGATATATTTAAAGCATTTGAAAATCCAATGGAAATATTAGAGAACAAAGATGTTAAGGCATTATGCACCATTAAAGGAATTGCCGTTCCTACAGCATTAAAGTTAATAGAAAAATATGAAAATGGAAAAGATTATTCTGAAGCATATGTTGAATTAGATAAGTATGGGTTAACCAAACATATGATAGATAAATTAGTTGATTATTTTGGAAGTCCTAATACAGTAATTGCTAAAATCAATGAAAACCCCTATCTGTTAATTGATGAAATGGACGGAATAGGATGGGAAACCGCAGATGAGATGGCCTTAAATGGTGGTTTGGGTGAATATTCAATTAATAGGATAAAGGCATATATTAAATATTATCTATATGAAGAAGCTAATGAAGGCAATACATGGGTAGATATAGATGATTTACTAGACGCAGTAGATGGATCAATTAGTGCTGATTTACCACAAGAAATTTTATCAGAAGCATTAAAAGAAATGAATGATAAAAATATAATCTGGACTAATGAAGATAAAGATAGAGTAGGCTTAATGAAATATTTTAAGTTAGAAAAACACATTGCAGAAGAACTTCATAGATTAAATTCAGTAGAAAATACATTTGGAATTGGTGATTGGAGAACAAAAATTAAAGGACTAGAAATAAGGCAAGGTTGGGAATTTACAGATGAACAAATTGAAGGTATTCAGGCAATATTAGAATACCAAGTTATAATGATAATTGGGGGAGCCGGAAATGGAAAATCGTCTACGGTAGCAGGAATGCTTGAGGTATTTAAAGAAAATTACACTTTTGCTCAAACTGCATTATCTGGTAGAGCATCTTGTAATTTGAGTGAAATTACTGGTGAAGATGGATATACAATACATAGATTATTAGGATACAATCCTAAAGTTGGTTTTGTCTATAATAAAAGCAACAAGCTACCTAAAGACATAACCATTCTAGACGAATTAAGTATGTGTGGAGCAGATATTTTTTATAAGTTAATTCAAGCAATAGAGACAGGATCAAAATTAGTTATGTTGGGAGACAAACATCAGTTAGAGGCCATTGGCGTAGGCAATATTATGTTTGATATGATAGAAAGTGGATATATCAAGTGTGTAGAATTAACTAAAATCCACAGGCAAGCAGAAAAATCAGCAATAGTGACCGAAAGCATAAAGATAAAAGATCGGAAACAAATAATTGATAAAAACTTTATGGGAAAGGAGGTAAGAGGAGAGTTACAAGATTTTGAACTAGATATATATAAAAACAAAGATACTACTCCTAAAAGAGTCGTAGCACATTTTAAAGAATTATTGCCAAAAACAGAGGATATTTTTGATATCCAAGTAGTAGTACCAATGAAAGAAAGAGGGAAAGCAAGTGCATATTATCTAAACAACTTGCTACAAGAAATTGTTATTGATACTGGATTTAGCGAAAAAATAGATGTTGGAGAAAATTCAAAGCATCCTTTTTCTATTTTTGTTGGAGATAAAGTATTAAACAATAAAAATAATTATGAGACTCTAAATGAAAATGGTGAAGAAATTCCAATTTATAATGGCGATTTAGGTATAGTCATAGGTATGGATGTTATAAGAAGAACATTGGTTGTCAATTTCAACAATAAGGGGAATATATATATTCCTAAAAGTCATATGAAACATATAAGTCTTGGTTATGCAATGACAACGCACAAATGCATACCAAAAGACACCCATATCCTAACTGATAAGGGTCTAGAAACTATGGAAGATTATATTGATGTTGAGAAAATCGGGACATATGAATACATGGGCGATGGTAATATCTATAATGGATTAGAGATGGAAAAACCGAGTTTAATACACAATGTTGGCAAGGTTGAGTGCAAAGAAATAATAACTAATAATGGATATTCTTTGACAGCTACATTGGATCATGGAATCGATGTTATTTCAGAAGACGGTTATCTCATAAGAAAAGATTTTAAGGATTTAACCACAAATGATCAAGTTGTGCTTGCTCAGAATACCAATGTTTTTGGAGATGTAATTGATATCCCTGATATGTATTTCAAATATACATTAGATATTAGGTCTGTAATATATGATAAACCCACAATATTAGATGAAAAACTGGCATTATTATTAGGAATGATTGTGGCAGATGGGACTATTAGACATGCACATATGTGTTATGGTAAAACAGATAAAGAGGTTGTCGAAGCTTTTATTGAGATAGTAAAAGATTTGTTTAATTACACTTGCAATATGAGATATAGTGAAGTAGGAAATATATATTTGGCAGAAATAAATTCTACAGATATTGTATCATTCTTAAGGAATTTTGGTGGGTTAGAACCCAATAATAAAAGCATACCTAATTTGATAAAGCAATCAACAAAAAATAATATTTGCTCATTTCTTAGGGGCATGTTTGAGGATGGAGGAGTTCATCTTAAAGAAGGAAATTTTGATATGATTGAACTTACTCAGTCTAATAACAAAAAGTTAATAGTTGAAATACAATTGCTTTTATTAAATTTAGGAATATTATCTTCTATTAAAGATTATAAAAAATATGGTAAATCTGCTTATCTTGGCACATTAACAAACAAATTATTTATTTATAGAAAGGAAGCTATCAAATTTGATAATCTAATAAGATTTATCGCATATCATAAGCAAGAAGCATTAAAATTAGCATATATAGAAACAAAATCTCGTGAACAGAATTCAATAAGAAATATTGGTAAAGTATTAAAAAAGATTATGAAGAAACATAATTTGCCATTTGATATACAATTTAAAAAGAGACTAAATGGTTCAACAAATAGAAATGGAATAACTAAATGGGTATTAGATAAATTTTTGACTTATTGCGAAAATATTAAAAACGATAGCGACATAATATATCTTCAATTCTTAAATAAGAACTGCTTAATTCAAGATATAGAGCAAATAAATGACAAAGGTGAAATTGAATGTTATTGTTTTACGATGCCAAATAGTGGGAAGTTTCTTCAAAATGGATTTCGTGGATTTAATTGTCAGGGATCGGGAATTAAATATGTAATTGCAGCCTTGGATTACACCCATTATAAATTACTTACAAAAGAAATGGTATATACTATGCAAACTAGAGCAAAGGAATATTGTGTGTTATGTGCTGAAAATAAAGCATTGAGATACGCTACTACTCACACTAGTGTATCAACTAAACAGACTCATTTGCAACAATTGCTTCAGAATTATATGAAAGAGGAGAAGAATTAGATTTAACAAATTAATAAATAAATATATTTGACAATACATTGCTCACCATGCTATAATATTCACAGGAGGCAAATTAAACCCAAAACACAAATCCAACCTAAAATCAAAATCAAAATCATGTGAACTTACATAAATCTTATACTAATTTAAGGAGGTGAAAACAAAAATGAATCCCACAAAAATAATTAATCGCATCGATGGACAATGGATTACATGCTCTTCCCAAGAGTACAATTCTAACGACAAATCAAACTTCATGTTCTGCAAAAACAATGACACAAAAGTCACGACCTACCTCAAAAAGATTGGTTAATACTTAAACTATAATATCTTATTAAATCCTATCCTATTCTTAAATCCATAAATAATTATTTGCAAGAATTTGATTCCATACTATTACACATACATATAATCAAATTCTTGCTACAAAGGATGTGATTAAAATATTCTCTCATCTAAGAAGTTTAAAAACAGGTATCCATAATCTTATTAAATACTTCCCAACTATCTACAATGACAGAGATTGGGATCACTATTACATATATTCAATATGGTATAAGAAATTTGACAACATGGAAAAATTCTTCAATAGTGATGATTCATGGACTGCCAAATCAGAAGAAGTTGCAGAACAAATTCATGAAATTAAACTATTGTGTGAAAAACTAATGAAAGATGATTATTTAAAAGAAGCATTAAAACCATATGAAGAAAAATATGGTGATGTAGAATTATTCAAAATAGTTGGTAATAAATTAGAATACAATGTAGATGATGAAACTGTTTCAGCACATAGGGAATGTGGCAAATTAGCAGACCAGAATAGAGAAGAAGATAAGAATAAACTATTCGATTTGCTAAAGTTAAATATTGAGAATTTTTGGGATTAAAGATTAAGGATTAGAGGTGATACATATTAAAACTCTAAAAGATGCAATGGATGGTTCTAAGTGGTTAGAGGTAAGCAAAGAAGAATATGAATCAAATTATACAGATAAGATTAATTACATGCACTCCTTTGAGCAAGACACAGGAAAGATTGGTTATTATAAAAGAGAAATTATGATTCCAATTGGTAAAGATTGGTTTGAACAAGAGATAGAGAGGATGGGATGATTAATCAGTGTTTGATTTCTGCTTGTGTGTTGATATCGAATGTAAGAAGAGTAATGAGTGTTACAGATTTTTGAATAAAAGCTCTGGTAATCCTATTTATATTAAATTTCACAATATTTGCTCCGAAAGTGGTGGATACAGATGGTTCTGGCAAGCACCAAATGAATTGATTAAGAAGGAAAAGGAAGATGTAGGTGATATATAATCAGAGAAATTTATATAGTTGAAAGTATTAGGTCATTATTAAATAATTATCCTGTTTTAAACATAAAGCAATTAGATGAATTGAGAATTCTTAGTAATTTACTCAGTTCATCATTAGGAAATTATTTATATGACAAAAGAAAGAAAACAGGATATTTAGAAAGCAAAGGAAGTGATACATAGAATCATGGGTAATTTTTCACTTCATGGTGCAGATTTCAATCAATACTTTGTAATCAAACAGGATGATATGGCTAAACATGCTACAGAACAAGATAATATTGACTTAGCAAGGATATTGAAAAATATCAGAGTTAGTAGATGTAAATTCAATAAAAAGACTGATAATAAATATTTTGTTGTTAATATTGATGTAGACTATGCTAAAGATGTTGTTGAGATTTTGAGACAGAATAATCATTGGAAGTAGAATAATTGAAGGGAGGTGATACATATTAATTATGGTAGTATGGACATATTTGATGAAGTAAGAGAGTTAAAGGTATTATTAAATAAATTCCCTAATTTAAATAAAGAAGAATGGGAGCAATTAAGAGTTTTAGCAAACAATGTTAGTGTAGATGCAAGTGGCGTATTATATGATTGGGGTAAGTAGAGTCATTCAAAAGAAGATGCTTATGGGATTGGTAAATAATATCTATAAATATTAAAATAAATATATTGGAGGATACATATGACTAAAATAAATGATAATGTACAAAAACTATTAGAAAAAAGATATCTATTAAGAGATAATGAAGGCAAATTAATCGAACATACATGGTCTGATATAGCAATGAGGGTAGCTACAAGTATAGCTCAAGCTGAAAATGAAAAGGATATTCCTTATTACATAGAACAATTTTATAAAAAAATTAATAGCATGGAGTTTATTCCTTCTAGTCCATGTATTTTCAACGCAGGAACTACTTCTCAATCTTTAAGTTCTTGTTTTGTAGTAGATATTGAAGATAATATTGAAGGTATTTTTCAAACGGTGGCAGAATGTGCAAAGATTTTTCAAATGTCTGGTGGAGCAGGATTTTCTATGAGAAAGATTCGTCCAAGAGGTGCATTATGTAATTCTTCTGGCTCAACTGCATCAGGCGTAATTAGTTTTATGAATGTTTTCAATGAAGTGGTTAATCGAGTTAAGCAAGGAAATAAAAGAAATGGAGCTTTAAAAATAGATTTACCTTGTGATCATCCAGAAATTTTTGACTTTATTCATTCTAAAGACGATATCACTCAATTAAATAATATGAATATCTCTGTTAGTATCACAGATGAATTTATAAATGCTGTAGAAAATAATAGAGACTGGGAATTAAGATTTAATAATAAGGTTTATCAAACAGTAAAAGCAACTGACCTATGGAATGAAATTATGTTAAGTGCGTGGAAGACAGCGGAACCCGGACTTTCTATGCAAGGAAACATGAACCGTGGAAATATGAATCCTCATTTACATATGGAAGTTTTTGGAAATCCTTGTATGGAATATATTAACATTCCATATTCTAGTTGTAATTTAGCATCAATTAATCTTAAAAAGGTATTTGAATCAGAAGATGTGAATTGGGCTATTTTGAAGGAAAATATAGAATTATCGTTTAGATTTTTAGATGATATGATTACTGTAAATAAATTACCATTAAAGAAGATCGAAGACGTAACCAAAGCAATTAGACCTATTGGACTAGGAACAATGGGGTTTGCACAATTACTTTATATGTTAAAAATTCCCTATGATTCTCAAAAATGTCTAGATTTTATTGATAAGTTATATGGATTTATTAATTATAACGCATTGCAATACAATATCAAATTAGCCAAAGAAAGAGGAATTTATCCTTCTTGGAAAGGTAGTAAATGGGAAGAAGAAAATCTTGAAGTTAGATGCTCTAGCATGACAAGTATTGCACCTAATGGAAGTATTGCGTTTATAGCAAATACTACAGGAGGAATAGAACCAGAATATGCTCTAGTTTATAAACGTAGAGATAAAGAAAATGATGAATATATGGTTGCAGATGATATATTTGAAGATTATCTAAAAAAGAATAATATGTTTACGGATGTAATATTGAATAGAATCAATGATAATGGAGGTTCAATTCAAGGATTAGATGATATTTTTACAAAAGAAATTCAAAATATATTTGTAACTGCAAATGATATTTCTCCCGAATGGCATGTGAAAGTATTAGCACAAATCCAGAAATATGTCAGTTTAAGTATTTCTAAAACAGTAAATATGCCAAGTAATTCTACAGTAGAAGATGTGGGCAATGTTTATATAATGGCAGCCAAGAGTGGAATTAAGGGAATCACTGTTTATCGCGATGGTTGTAGAGAAAACCAAATATTAAGTACAGGAAACAGCAATACAATAGAAGAAGTAATTGAAATAATTGATCGGGGACATGTTATTAAAGCACCGTCTGTAGCAGATAGCAGAACCTACAAATTTGTCAGTGGTTGTGGAAATGCGTATGTTACTGTAACATGGGATGAAAAAGGTAATATTAATCAAACATTTACTAATAAAGGAAGTAGTGGTACGTGTAAAAGCAATCAAGAAGCAGTATCAAGATTAATTTCACTTTCATTGCGCGGAGGTATTCCTATTGATAGCATTATTGATCAGTTAGAAAGTGTAGATATTTGTTCTTCATATACAAATGCTAGAGTCAAAGGAAAGCCAGTTAGCAAAGGTGCTAGTTGTCCTCATGCTATTGCCAATATTCTTAAGCAAGCAGTAAAAGATGTTGAGAATAAATTTGAGAACATCAACACAAAAGCAGAAATAAAAACTGATTTAGTAAGTATAGAAGTTGTAAATGATTCAAAATCTTGTCCTGAATGCAAAGAGCCATTAATTAATGAAGGTTCGTGTATTTGTTGTAAATCATGTGGTTATTCAAAATGCTCATAATCTATAAATCTAAAAATAAATAAATAAAATGAAAAGAGGAAAATAGAAATGAACAAAGAACAATTAAAAGCTAAATATGGTGACGTAGAAGTATTTGTAGTAAGCAATGAACTAACAAAGGATTTTGGTACATTTGTAGAGTTAGATAAGGATAATAAATATAGTGATATTTTTAATTCAGTAGGTAAATTTATTCCTCGCTATGATGCTGAATTAAACTTTGAACATCGTCAAATCATTCCTTATTGTTTAGTAAAATGTAATGACAACTATTTTATTACTCGTAGACTTGAAGGGGATGCAAGACTCACAGGAAAGTATTCTCTAGGCGTAGGAGGGCATCTGGAGCGCGTAGATGGTACAGATAATGATTATATCAAGTCAGGCATGATGCGTGAATTAGATGAGGAAATTAGTATCAAATCAAGCATTAAATCTATTGATCTTATTGGTATGATTTGCTCCAATAATACGGAGGTTGATTCCGTTCATTTGGGCCTTGTGTATGTTGTTGAAGTCGCCGGATTAGATGTCAGTGTCAAAGAAACTGAAACATTGGTTGGTGATTGGATTTCTAAAGATAGTTTACTCAATTTTGAAGGAGAATTAGAATCTTGGAGTAAAATTGCTGTAGAACAATTTATTAAGTAAAAATTTTAAAATATATGGGATAAAGTGCTTAATTACATTTTATCCCACCCCTGTAACCCTACTCTCACAATGATTTTAAAATCACAATATCCCTCGAACCTTGTAGTTCAAAGGATATTAAAAAAGAAGGAGTATAAACAAAATGAAAACATTAAGCAGAACAATATCAGAAGAATTATTCAATGAAATAAGAAGAATAGAATTATCAATAATGCATCTTGGAGGTTATATTCAAAATCCTGATTATGTAAACGAAGTAAATGCACGAACTAACTTTATTAATTTTGACACAGATTATAAGGAAATTATTAAAAGACTAGAAGTTTTAAGAGAAAATGTATTTAATTTACACGATGATATTATAGTTTAATCTTATTTGAAAGGAGTGAAACAAATGTTATATTTAGCATATGGTATTGCATGGTTATCGACTGGAATCGCAACATCAATAGGAATTTATATTACCAAAGATCCAACTTGCTTATGGGCAATGTTAATTCCTGCAATGATTGGTTTAAGTACAGGTGGTAGTAAAAACACGGAAGATAGTAAAGAGAAAGATAAAGTGGAAATAGATTAAAAGTGAAAAAGGAGTTGGCACAATTATGAAACCATGTATACATTTTGACAGTGGGGTTTGCTATTCACCTGATTGGGAAGAACCTTTTGGAGAAGGATGCGAATTAAATCATAAAGATTCATGTCCTCATTATAGTCCATGTAATTCACTTAAAGTTAAATATAAAAACTGGCAAGGCAATATCTCAATCAGAAATATTATTCCTCAAAATATCTATTATGGTAGAACTGATTACCATACAGAAGATCAATGGTTATTAGAAGTATGGGACGTAGAAAAAGATGTACTCAGAACATATGCCATGATGGATATTATAGAATTTATTAAGGAGGATTAAATGGAAAGAAAATTATTAGAACTAAAAGAGCAATTTTGCAAATTCTATTGTCCAAATAAAGATGGAGTCATTAATCCAAATGAAAATTGTGATAAGAAAATAAAATGCAATTGTGGTGAAATTACTATTTGTGAACAATCCAATGGATTTATAGAATTATGCGATGAATGTCAAATCGAAGACTTTATAGGACACATTCGGGATGAAATATAAGGAGAATTGAATAATGGATAAAGAAGAAATGGCACAAAAACTATTACAATACTTTGGATTTAATTATCCAGATGGTACATACATTTATAATCTTATGAGAACTAAATCTGCTTTCCATGTAGGAACTATGACATTAGATGATTTTGAAGAAATTGATGAAGATTTTGTTTATGATTTGGTTGATTATATTTTAGATAATATAAAAGTCAATTAGGAGGAGGGGTGAAAATCATATAGAAAATCTATTACAATTCCAAGAAGAATTATCTGCAAAATATAAATATCGCAAACTAAAATCATCTTTATCTGAAGAAGTTAGACAAAAATACTTAGATAATTTGCCATCTACATTAAATATAAATGGAGACTTAAATTTCCAAATACATAGCATTAATGGCACTTTAATTTCAAATGGTTATAATCGAATTGTTATTGGTGATTATGGTGCATTTATCGAATTTGATAAAGATCAAGTTGTCAGAGAAAGTTTAAAAGTTAAAACTGGTCAAGAATATAGAATCAATGACCCTAAATACAGTGAACACGTAAAATATTATTGGTTAACTCCTAAAGATAAAAGTGATATGAAAGTTTATTTTCAAAAGAGAACTGTAATTTATGCAGATTATAAGGTTGATATGTTTTATGTTTCGGTTTATGAGATTTTATTATAAAGGATGTGAAATAAATTGGAACAGTTAGAGGAACTAAAAATATTACAAAATAGATTAGAGTCTGAAAGAGATATAAATGATGCGATATATTGTACAATAGAAGAAATGAGCGAAGTTACAAAAGTATTAACAAAATATCTTAGGAATAGTAGTAAATTCTCTATAAATGATTTAACTGAAGAACTTGCTCATTCTTTTCTAATGTTAGATGTAATTAAGAATAGATTTAATATAAAAGATGTAGACATAGAACATGAAAAACTTTTAGCTTTGAAGAAATGCTTCAAGGGTTATTAAGAAAGGAAATAAAATAAAATGCCAATAAGAACTGAACAAATTGATGTATCATTTAATCTAAAACTTCAAAAAGACTTACAAGAACATGAAGTAATCTGTTCTCATTGTGGAGGCACAGGACTTCAAGTAGACGATAATCCATTTGGTCTTAAAGGTGAAAATAGTAAAATTCATTTCCCATATAAGCAACAAACTATTATAGGATGCCGACATTGTTATAATGGAGTTCAAAATAAATGTTTACATTGCAATGAAACTCTTGAGAGACAAAATTATAGATGTGATTGTAAGCAGTCAAACTTAGAGCGTATTCAAGAGCAACATGTAAAAGATTTAGAAATATGGAATAAAGCAAAGAAAATATCTTATGAACAAGCATTAAATGATTATAAAATGATTTATATTGATAATTATGATACATATATTATAACTGAAGATTTAGAAGAATGGATAGAAGATAAAGAAGACGAAAATGACCAATTAATTAGTCGTGAAGAATTGCGAATTTATGGTACACAATCAATTGATTTATCTATGGATGCATCTAATATTATTGAAGATAGTTGTAGTGATTTACATGAGGATGCAATGGATAATATTTCAGATGAAGATAAAAATGATCTTCAAGAATTATTGGATAAATGGTGTGAAGATAATAGGCAAGGGACTACAAGTTACTATGCTGATTATAGTGTTGGGATTATTTTGTAAAAGGAAAGTGTGAATAAATGACTTGTAATTATTGCAAAAATCATAATATGGAATGGTGTTTAACAAATTGTTATAATGATACTTTTAAATGCAAAAATTGTGGAGCAACTGTAGAAATTAGACAAAATACAGATTTATTAACTGAATTTTTAATGGTTTGGAGTAGTCCAGTAAGTTAATGATTTTAATTGAAATTAAGAAAGGAAGATGTAAATGTTTAATGGAACTATAGAAATGAATAATGATTATCATGCTATGAGATCAATAGACTCTATTTTCACCATAATGGAAAACTTTAGAAAGAAGTTTGACTTAACTATAATTGATATCAAAAAAGAGACAGAGAGTAAGTTAGATAAATTTATATTTGAGCTTTCACAAACAACAATTGTTTTCTCTTTTGCTTCATTTAATAGAAGTTGTGAAATAATTACATATGATGAATTAAATAAATTTTGTGATAGATTTAATTATTTAAATTATTATTTAACTAATTTTGATTTTAAAGTTGATGATGAAGTTTATTACAATCATAAGATGGGAATTGTTACAGAAATTTTAGATGATAATTACATTGATGTAATATTAAATGGAAATGAATCACCTAAAAAAGAATATAAATGTTGGGGAATGAGATTAAACTAGCATCAAGAACCTATTTCGAATGCTTTTAGAAAGGAGTTAAACTAAATGAAACTTAGGGACTTAATTATTGAGTTAGAAAAACTTGATTCACAAGGAAAAACTGATTATGATATTTGGATTACTGACGGAGAAGTAGAGAAGTCAATAGAAATTGAACAAGTTAATTTTTCAGATCAATATAGAGAAATTATGCTTGGTTAAAAGATAAATTTTATTTTATTCTATTCTAATTTAAAAAGGAGAAATCAAAATGAAATACAAATACATCTCAGGCAGAAATATCATCCCAGATGGAATCAAATCATCTAAATTAACTTGCCATGAATGTAATGAACTACAATCAAGATCATATCGTACAGAATGCAGTAAAAATATTTGCTATTCCTGCAAAATTAAAGATGAAAATGGTTTATTAGAATCATAATCATAATTAAATTAAAGGAGAAAAACTAATTGGATATTCTACTCTACAACTCAAAAGATGAATTAGTAACCGCATATACTACAAATTCAGGTTATGAAAATGGAGAATCTGTAATTATCAAAAATGAAAGTAAAAACTATAAAGTAGTTGATATTGAGAAATACAAAATGATGGGTCATGCAGAGCAAGTAGCTTTGCAATTAAAAGTAGTAAAATAAATAAATTATTTAAGGAGTGAAAACAAAATGGACTCAAACACTCGCGTAACCTGTACAGATTGTATCAATTGGAAAACACTTAAAAAGAGTCAAGAAGATTATTTTGGATGCAGAATAGACTGCATAAATAAAAAAGAAAATAAATATTGTCCATGTGGAAAATGCAGTTGTTATGATCCTTATAGTTCTAGAAGATTTGAACATAGACCTAGTTTTGTACAAAGAGAAGATTAATTAAAATGATGAAAATTAAATAATCAGTGAGAATATAGTTCGTTATTTCATTAATCATAGGTAAAGTGAAATAAGATAATCTAAGTAGATATATCAAGAGAATAAAATTTCAATTGAAAATTTCACACTCTACAAGTCGCTTATAGCAATGGTTGTAGAACTGTATTATTACATAATCGTCAGAATGATAGCAAGGTTAAGTCAGAATTTGATACTTGAATACTTGTTTAGGTCTGTGTTTTTGAAGAGCTTAGAGATGATTTAAATGATAAATTAAAAGGAGAATGATTAAAAATGAATCAAATTCAAACAAAACTTACAAATAAGAAATTAGAATCAAAACACTATGATAGGATGATGGAATTTTTAATCTCAGATTTTGATGGAAAAGATTTTACTGAATGCGATGTTATTCTTAGGCAAATTATAAAAGTTGCTTATGACTTGTTGAATGAACCAGACCTGATGAAGTAGAAACGATTTGAGAGCGACAGAATGGCATATAGAATGGTTTAGAATTTTATTAGGGTGGAATTGTGTTAAGAATTAGTTTATGAAGTCTTAGAGAAGGAAATTTAGAGGAGGAATACATAATGTTGGTAAAAATTGGTGATGTAATTTATGATTCTGCTAATATTCCTATTTTATTAATATTTAATGCAAAAGAAATTAAATATATTCAAAATATGTCAGATATGGTAGGTGATAATTATAAATATTGCTCATTTCCTGATGATACTAAGGAGGAAGACATTGAAGAATTTATGAGAACAGATGATGTTGATAGAATTGGATTTGTACAGTATTAAATATAAAAATAATTATTATTTACTTTTCTTATTGATTAATGTATAATGTTTGTAGGCGAGGAATACATATGAAAAATAAATTGTAATTGAGGTGAAAAGAATGGCAGTAAAAAGTAAATCATTATTATCACAAACTAGTGCAAAAAAGAAAGAAGATAAATATAAAGAGATAAGTGACATAAAAAGCAAATCTAAGTTTGAAGTTTCTGATCAAATACTAATTTATACAGGAACAGTATTTGAATACAGAGGATTAGAATGCACAATTGTCAAAAAGAGTACAAGGAAAAACGTAGATTATTATCGTGTAAAATTTGATGATGACAAAGAAATAGGCGATGTCACGGATTTATATTTGAAAACAATAGAAGTATATCAGCAATTGTTGTTAGATCAAGATAATGAAAAAATTCAAGGAGGTATATCAGACGAAGAAGTAAAAATTAGAGCTAATGGGTTAGAACCGATGAAGAATTTTGTGTCATGTCACAATCAATTAAAATTAGTTGTTGAGAAAAGTTGTGAAACTTGTGGTCATGTTGATAGATGTATTTATAGAGGGAAGTATAAATATGACAAGGTTAAGTTTTAGTATATTTTAAATAGAAAGGAAGATATAATTGACAATTAAAGTAACTTTATTAAACCCTGAACAAATTGAAAAAGTATTTGAAGAATGGGGGAAATTTGCGTGTGAGTGCTACGATACACCCATTGAGTTTGCTGAAAAAGTAGGTAATAAATGCTTTGAAGACGAACATTATAGCGGAAGTAGAACTGAATATATTAAATTTAAAATTGAGGGTGTTGATCGGGGGGTTGCAGAACAAGGATTAAGACATGAAATAGGCGTAAGAAATTTCCCAATAAATGAAAATACATATGATGAAAATCCAAATAATATAGTCAAAAATCTAAAATCATTTAGATATGTTGATATGGATAATTTTGATTATACAACTCCTGAAACTATAATGAATAATGAAGACGCTAAAAAAGAATATGAAACAATAATGAAAAATATTAATATCTCAAGAACTAAGATTAAGAATTACTTGACTTTACAAGGCATTAAAGAAAAACAAGCTACAGAAGATTCAAATTATGTTTTACCTAGAGCAACCAACACATCTTATACTATTGCATTTACTATAGAAGCATTAATTCATTACATGCATAAACGACTATGCACAAGGACGCAAGAATTTCATAAACAATTAGCCAGCCTTATGAGAATAGCAGTATTAAAAACGTTACCTCAGTTGGAAGATAAATTAGTTCCTCAATGCGAATACCTTTTATGGTGTCCAGAAGAGAATAAATGCTGTGGTAAGAAACCTACTAAAAAAATGTTATTAGAGAGGTTGAATAAATAATGATTATCTTAATAGGTGAATCGGCCAGTGGAAAATCAACAGTAGAAAAACAATTAGTTAATTGCGGATATTCAAAAATAGTAAGCTATACAACAAGACCAATGAGAGATGGAGAAACTGATGGAGTAGATTATCACTATATATCAAAAGAAGATTTTTCATATCATTTAAAAATTAATTTCTTTGCAGAATATACAATGTATAATGGATGGTATTATGGAATTGCTCATGAAGATTGTTTAGATAATTCAATTTGTGTGGTTGAACCCCACGGCTTTAGGCAATTATTAAAGATTGAAGACCTACATATTAAATCATTCTATATCAAAGTCCCAGAGCGTGTAAGATTAAAACGCATGGTAGATAGAGGTGATAATCTTATGGAAGTATTTAGAAGAATATTTTCAGATCAAGGATTATTTCAATTCATTGATAAAGAAGTAGATTATGTGGTTGAAAATATTGCTGTTAATGATTGTTTACAAGAAGTTTTAAATAAAATTAAAGGAGAGTGTTAAAATGTACATTTATGAGGCGTCTTGCATGACTCACTACCATAGGAATAATGAATTACATAAAGCAAGTGAATGGAGAGATAAATTAGATGCGTGGGCAGAAAGTTGTTTTATCTATACATTCAATCCTGTTAAAACTTTCTTAAAGGAAATGAATCATACATATAGTGAAAAAGTAATTGTGGATCAAAATAATTATTACATTAATAAATCAGATATTTGTGTGGTATGTATAAATGATATAGATTTTTCTCCTGGCACAATATTTGAATTAACAAGATTTAAAGAATTAGGGAAACCAGTAATTGCATTCGGAGAGCAAGGAAGGCACTGGAGTCCTCATATTAATTGTTGTATTAGCAATTATTGTGAGACGCTTGATGATGTAATAGAATTGTTAGGAAATATGTTTGATCAAAATAACTTTAGTTATTAAATAAAACTAATAATATTAAAATTAGAAGGAGATTAAAACATGAATAATACTATAGATATCGAAGACATTATGCTTTGCTCAATAGAAAGTGCGGTATTTTTACAAGCGGTTAATGGATTAATAGATCCTTGTAATATCATAAATAAAGATTCTTTAAAAACAACATTAATTGAAATTAATAAGGAATATTGTGAGTCAGAAGGATTATGTGAAATTTGTAGAAGTGAATTAAAGGAAGTTAATGAATCAAGAGGTGAGCATTTTGGCAGGGAAAGTTTTGAAAGAATAATGGTTTGTACAAGGTGTGGTGGGTAAAATACTTATCTAAATATTAAAATTTTAGGAGGAATTAATATGACAATGACAAAATACGAAACAATGTGTGATACATATAAACACAAACAATTGGTAAATAAATTCATGAATCAAGTAATTAAATTTTTAGGTGAAAGAGCAATTAATCACGATAATTCAAAATTAGAAGATATAGAAGTGGATACATTCACTGAATATACTCCAAAACTTTCAAAATCAACATATGGAAGTGAGGAATATTACCAATTTCTTAAAGAGATGAAACCTGCATTAGATCATCATTATGCTAACTCAAGACATCACCCAGAGCATTTTCCCAATGGAATTAAAGATATGGATTTGATTGATATAATTGAAATGATCTGTGATTGGAAAGCATCTACTATGAGACATAATGATGGTAATATTCTTACTAGTATTGATAAAAATCAAGATAGATTTGGTTATTCAAATGATATGGCAGGGATTTTTAAGAATACAGTTAAATTGTTTGAGTAGATATTTAAGAAACCTTATAATTCATAATCCTATTCTCTCTCACAACTCTATTCTTGAAATTCTCTAAATTAGGTTTAATATGATCAATAAAACATGTAATAGATATTTCTTTAGCAATAACTTTCATTCTTTTACTTACTATAATTTCTGTTGATTCGACTGACTCAATTAATTCTGTGTAGGAGTCTTTGCATTCTTTTAGTTCCCATGTGCTTTGTCTTTGCATTTTTGTTTTCCTCCCTGTGGATAACTTTTCATATTACTGGTAATAATAGTAAGATATATAAGACTTGTATAGGTTTCTTTTGTGGGTCTAAATTCTATACGGGTCGGGTATAGAATTTAGACGGGTCAAGAATTTAGACTGGTGTTTTCTGTGGATAAGTAGGGTAAAACCAGTATAGAATTTAGACTGGTTGACATTTACGATTTCCTTTCTTCCATCATCATTTCATATAATTTATCTGCACTTATCATTCCCTCCTTTACCATATTTTCAATTTCCTCAGTCTCTTCACTACACAAAAAATACATTATCTTAATAGACCCATTTACACCAGACTTCGATAACCATATTAAACCATTATCTTCTAACCATTTCATTCCTGAGATACAAGATTGACGAGATAATCCAGTAAGTTTAATTAGTTGAGATATACTGATCCAATCACCTATCTTCGAGAAACCCCAACATTTTCTTAGCATGAGTAAATAGCACTTCAGGGCCGATAGATTACTAATTCTAGGTATCAATTCATCAAATACAATATTTGGGACTTCCATGAAATTTTTCTGAGGTTTAGGTAATCTAAACAAAATATTTCCCTCTTCCTAGCAGTAGCAATGCTAGACAAACTGAAAATACATGTTATAATAAAGGAAATGAGTTTCCAAAAAGAAACCTATTGCTCCTGTATAACTGAATTTCCCTTGTCCTGACCCTTGATGTGAACAGTTTGGCTGCCGAACATATCAAGGGTTTTGCTATGCGTGTATATCTAATTAATTTCTTCACTAAATATTCCTATCCCTAAGATTATACTACATATCGACATGCCTGTGTATAAGTTCTTAGAAATATTTTCCCTTGTGTGTAAGTTTTACTAATTTCGATAATTGTACACATGTTGATAACTTAGGCCGGATAATAAAAGCGAAAAAAATAAGCACTATCCAAAATAAAATGGATAGTGCTTTGGTTATTTTATAGACTTTGATATTACCTAACACTTACTGGCAACCATATTTTCTCCTTGACCATTAATCTTTCTGCTTCCTTTTTCATCTCATTGATTCTATTATCATTTTCTTCCCTTAATTCTTGCCTCAATGCTTTTAGTTCTAACGCATGACTTTCTCTTAATCCATTAATCTCATTCAATCGATCTTGTTTTGATTCAATCAATTTTTCATCTAAGAATATAGACTTATTCTCAGATTCTTTTAATTGAAGCTGAAGATACTTATTAGATTCTTCTAACTCATCATATTTAAATTCTAATTCATCCACCAATCCAATCCTTGTTTTCATATCATCGTTTTCTAATCTTAGTGTCTCAATTAAATAGTTTGAATTAGCCGAAGTTGATTCTAACTCAATATTCCTTTTGGATAATTTATCAGCATTTTCTTCTGATTCTTTTCTAAGTTTGTCAGATTCCTTTTTGTTATTCTCAGCAATATCTATTCTTTCTCTTAGGTTGTCTATAGTAATTTTAAAATCATCTGTTATTGTTTGAACTGTTTCCATATGGAATCTCTTTTGATCTGCTTCACTTCTAGTAATCTCTGCAAACATTTGAATTATTCGCTCTGTATGTTCTTTTACTTTTATCATTTGGGGTGTTACAAGTTCAGATATTCCACCTGATTCTGCTTCTAACTGATCTTTCTTTAATCTGATGACATCTAACAATAAATCCTTTGATGTTAAACCTGTGCGTGTTTGGAGTGAGGCCCATTCATTTTTACCATCTTCATTGTCTAGTCTGATTGAAAGTGATGATGGAGATTTTTTGAAGTCTTCGTTTTCATTCATGGTAATTCCTCCTTGATGTGATTTATATGGTTAAGATAATGTATACATTTGTGTGGGTTATAATGCTAAGTATACGCATGTATACAAGTAAACATTTGTATACGTCAGTGTTTATATGTATTATATCAGGAGGAATTGGGTTAGGCAAGTATAGTAATAAAAGTTGTTGTAAAGTATGGGGTATTGCTGTATAATCATAATAAAGGTAAATACCCCATACTATATAGTGGGGTAAAATATGAGGGAGGAATTAAAATGGCATTTCAGATTATCCCTATAGATACTGGTCGTAGTGAAACAAAGTTACTAGATGGTATATCTTTTAAATCTATAGTTGGTGACTGGCATCACAGAGAGATGTCTGATGGAGGAGAGTATGAAGTCATTATTAATGACAAAGAGAAATATTTTGTAGGCCAACTTGCGGAAGATGAATCTTTTGCCCCAACATCCATGAATACAGCATCAAAGATACACAATCAAACACGTGTATTGTTTATTACGGCAGTAGGATTATCAATTGTAGAGAATGAGTCTGATTTATTAATCGTGACTGGTGTTCCTATAGTAGATTTTAATACTACAACTAAAAAAGCATTAGAAGATTTATTATATGGTGATTATGATATTCAAATTAATGGAGAACATAAGAAATTTAGTATTAATAATCTTAAATTAGTTCCTGAAGCGGTTGCTTCTTTCCAATATGCTTTATACAAAGATGAAAGTTTAGCAATTGGGAAAAAGAGAATTCTTGATCTTGGATCACTCACCGTAAATTATGCCACGATAAAAGGAACTAAGTTTATAACCAGAGATAGTGGAACTGTTCAATTCGGGAGCATTAAATTAAAAGGCAACTATATTGACGATAAGCAATATGTGCAGAAAATTATCTCAGAGTTAAGCGAAAAGTTTACGGACTACGAAGATTCAGATAAATTTTTATTAACTGGGGGAGGAGCTTTAAAATTTGGTGATTTATTTAAGCAATTTTATAAAAATGTTGAGATAATTACTAATCCAATTTTTAGCAATACAAATGGCTACCATCGAATGGGGCTGAAAGCATGGGCAAGTCAGTTGGCGAACTCACAGGCAGAGTAAAAAGAAAAGGTGTTTATTTTAATTTAGATGATGAAGATGAATTATTACTTTATGAAAAAGCAAATGAAATTAAGAATTTTAGCAAGTGGATAAAGAAGCAATTGAGCAATGATGAGATAAAAGATGTTGTAGTTGAACAAGATAAATTGGTAGAAAAAAGAGTTGAGAGAAAAGTAGAAAAAGATGATTTGGATGATATAATGCTTTAATGATTTAAGATACGGTCTGACGAGACTGTATCTTTTTTGTTTTGTTTATATGTGTATGGGGTATTGTTTGGGGTATTAGTGGATTTGGGGTTAGGATTGAGGTTAATATGTAGGAATATATGGGGTATTTAATATCCATAAACTACCACGCATTATGTACAATCAATACTCAATAAGATGAGGTATGAAACATTATCAAGCAGTCACATACATTATTCCACATTATCAAAGTAAAGAGAGGTGAATTAGTTAAAATGCTTAGTAAGTTAGAGATAGATATTTTAAACCATTTGTTTTCAGAAAATCTGACTGATTCCATGAATTCCAGAACTGTCAGAAATATATCCCTTGGGATAGGTATTAATCATCTAAGAGTTCGTAATAATTTAAATCATCTTTTAATGCTTGGAATGGTTAAAAATGGATGGAAAGAGAGGAATGCCAATTCATTTCACATTACACAAAAAGGAGTTGATTTAATTAATGAAAACAAAACCACTAAAACCTGAATGTAGAATCATATGTGAAGAAGGAAATGATGATTTTGATTCAGTTTTTATTATTACTGATGAAGTTGCAAAATGTTTGATTAGAAACAAGAGAGACTATTCTGCTAAGAATTATCTGAGTGAAATTTGTGATATGGAATCTGTAGAAGATGTTTTGAGGTTAAGTTTGGATTATGTTGATTTTATTTTTGTTTATGAGTAAGGAGGAATTATCAATGAATAAACTATATTCAATTTTAAAATCTAGCAACCCTCTCTATAAGAGAACTCAAAAGCGTCTTAAAACTATAATTTTCAATTGTGAGATTTGTAAAACTGTATGTTCAACTTTAGATGAAAATTCAATTGTTACAAAAGATGCTAGTAATGGATTTATTCATGTTTTGAATTATTGTCCTAAATGTTTACAGAGATTTCCAATTCAAGTTAATTTAGAGGATAGCAGTATTTCTGTAGCATGGCCTAGTTGGGATGGTAAGGATGAGGATGGAATTTATCCGAGAAGGATGGAGGGATGAGATTAAGGAAGGAGGATGAGATTTATGAGGAAAGACACGAAAGCAATGGTAATTATGGTTTCAGGTACTTTTATTATCGGTATTGGTTCTGAATTAATTACTCCATTTTCATTAATTTTAGGAGCTGTTATTGGTTTAGTAGGATGTGGAATGTTTATCTTTGGAGCATTCTTTGTTCTTAAATCAATGTTCAAAAGTATACCAGAAATGATTGTGCTAACTAAAGAAGCAATTAAAAAGAGAAAATGAGCAAAAAAATATCCCCAATAAGGGGATTTGGGGAAAGGGTAGACTAATCTCATTTAATATGATGAATCATATTTATGCACACATATATTTTATTATGCAAGTACCATCTATTTAGAGACTATCGGTAAATAATGGAACGCCACTAAACCAAATCCAATGAGTATTTTTATGAGTGCAGGTGTCATGAAAATCATCTCCTTCCAATATGACTTTAGTATTACCACAAACTCAAATACTTATACATCTAAAAGGAGGTTTATTAAAAATGATTGTTAGAATTAATGGATCTGTTTTAAATCCTCCATGTGTTCATCCATTGGTAGCACTTAAAAAAGAAGTATTAGTAAATCAATGGATTGAAGCAGGTAAAAAGGTAGAAAAAATATTCAAAAATTATCTAGTTCCGACCTCTGTTGTTTTAAGTGTAATTAATTTAGCATCTCCTGTTTTGGCAGTAGTTTCACCCGTACCAACATTAGCAAACCCTGTAGGTAATCCAGTTGGTACAGCAAATCTAATTATTTCATTATGGCCTATTATCACAATGGTTCAAGATTTAGCATTACCAGTAGGAATTATTGTATCGATATGGGGAATGGTAGAAATGATTATTGGTTCTCCTGGGTGGAAACAAAAATTAAAATTTGCAGTTATTGGTTATATAAGCATGTTTATCATTCCTACATTTTTTGTTGCAATTCATAATGCTTTTAGTTCAGTTCAAATAGCAGTTCCTAGATAAAGGAGATAATCATTATGATTAAATTCTTGCAATATCCTATCACTGCAAAATTTGGAGCAATTGATAATGTTCACAAGGTTCCTCACTCTGGAGTAGATATTGGAAGCCCTATGTCTACTCCAGCCCAATCTTTAACAGATGGAATCATTAGTAGAATAATTCATGATAATATTATTGGAAATGGCATTGGAGTTAAGTTAGATAATGGCAAAGAATTGGTTTATGGTCATTTATCTCAAGTAAATGTAACATACGGTCAACATGTTAGAGTTGGAGAAACATTAGGATTAACCGGAAATTCTGGAAGGTCAACAGGCCCACATATCCACGTTGGCTTAATATCTAACGGTCAATATCAAGATCCGAGTAATTATTTTCAAAAAGCAACTGAAACAGGATTCTGGGAAAAAACATGGCATATACTAACTACTTCTGGTACAGATTTATTAGAGGAAGGAAAACAAAGCATATTCAATAAGTTTTTATCATTTATATCTGATTTTTTTCATTGGATAGTGCAAAATAGTGATTATGCACTATTGGTTGCTATGATATTTGCATTGCTTGCAATATTTGGTTCTAAAAGAGCTGTAAAAGGAGTTTATTGGACTTTTGCCTTTTATATCATATTAAAAATGTTAGGAGTGATCATACAATGATTTTTGCTGAAAAAATTACTACTATCAAAAATATTAATTGGTTTACTATTGTTGACCCTAAATATGTAAGATTTAAAATTAAACCTGATTCTTCTGCTAGAAATTATCGTACAGAAGATTTTGTTAAAACTATTGCAGATCAGTTTAAACTTCCAATTGATAGAATAATCAGAAAAGCAATCTTGCCAAGAGGATACAAGATGCAGGAAAGAGCATCATTTGAAATCGACTTCAAAGAAAATAATGTAACATTTTATATCAGTGTGCCTGAAACTATTGCCCCTCTTATTTACAGAAGGTTAACATCTATATGGGACAAGACTACAATTGATAAAGTGGATATTGTAGAAGAATTTGATTCTAATAAGTCTGTTGTTTATGAATTAGTTTACAGTAAGCATGACTTATATTCACTTCACACTGATTCAAAGGACAACCTTCCACTTATATCCTTAATTGAAGCAGGAAGATTAATAGGAGAAAATGAAAAAGCAAGATTATTTTGTTATCTTGACCCAATCTATCAATTAGCATGGCAAGGCGAATTAGATGAAGCATGGGATAAATTAAGAAGTGGAAATGCTCCTAGAAAATGGAATCAATCATTTAAGAATATTGCTTTTACAATTGCTATTGGATTGACTGAAATAATTAGAGAAGCAATTACTGGTTTAAGTGATTTAATTAGTGATGGAAATAGTCAAAATATCTATGCTAAAAAACCTTCCGATCCAGAAGGACAGAAATACACAATTGAAAATTTATCAAATTCTACAAAAGAGAAAAGAAATAAATCATCTATGAGAACTTATCTTTGGGTTATCGCCGAATCAGAAGAATCTGCAAGGGCGAATACAATAGCAAGGACAATAGCAAGTAGTTTTCATGACATAAGTTTAGATAATGAGTTAGCACCTTGTCAATTAAAAGGTAAAAAAGCAAATGAAGTATTAAGGATTATAAATACTCATAAACCACCAAGAATTAAATTGAATTTTAATATTATGTCATCGGCAGAAATATCTAAAATTGTTCAAATTCCTGGCAGAGAACTTCAAGAAAAATATCCTGAGATTGAAAGAGTTGAATTAGCAGAAGTCGAAGTAAACAATAGATTATTAGATGAATCAAAGGGGATTGAATTAGGTGATGCAACATTCAAGGGCAGAACTATTAAAGTATATCAACCTGTAAATGATCCAGATGAAGCATGTTTGCCGAATGTAGGGATCGGAGGTATGGGGCAAGGTAAGAGTAAGGGGCTCGTTTCTAACTGGCTCATAGGGGCATATTTGAAGGGCTATGGAGGTCTAGCAATTGACCCTAATAAGCGTGAAATTGGAGACCAAATAGAATTTGCTGTTAAGGCAGGAATTGTTAAGAAGGAGGATTTTATTAGAATAGATTTAGGTCAACAAGCATTTTCATTAGATTGGTGTGAAACATTGCATGATTCTAGTACAAAGGCCAGATTAGCTGGAACTGCTATAGATTTCTTTGGTGTAAGTGATGACACAACCGGACAAACTGAGAGATTTTTAAGAGCATCTATAATTGGAATGACTACTGGAAAAGTATCAGAAATTATTAAGATATTTAATGATAAAATTTATCTTAAACAAGTTATTGATAATATGGACGAAGGATTAAATAAAGCAACCTTAAAAGAATTTGAAGGCATGAGTGATGGTATGAAAGGCAAGATATTATCTCCTATTTACAATAGATTAAATAGGATATTATCAGACCCTCATTTAGCAAATTGTGTAAATTCTAATAATAGTTTAGATATGGTTCAACTAATGTCACAAAAGAAAATTATTGTATTTGATGTACCTAGTGACGATTTAGATAAATCGGCAATAGATGTAATTATTAATTTACTATGTTCTAAGATTGATATTGCTATGAGACTAAGAAAGAAAATATATGGGGCAGATGCAGAATTTCCTTTTTATATCATGTTAGACGAACCTCATCAGTTTTTACGTTCTGCTTCAATATGGGAGGCTGCTGCGGTTGAAAGTCGTAAGTGGAAGATAGGTTATTTTTGGACATTCCATTACTGGGAACAAATTCCAAATAATTTACAAAAAGCAATCAGGAATGCACTTCCACATTATCATCTATATCCTACGAGTAAATTAACATGGATAAGTTTAAAGGAAGAAGTTTATCCGTTTACTTTGGAGGATTGCCTGAAATTGAAACGTTGGCATGCAATAAATATCATTAGAAGTGGTGGAGAAAATGCTGTGCCATTTATTTGCAAGATGCAATTGCCTCCCGAAAAGAGATTTAAGAGTAGAAAGGGAGAGTAAGTTCAACCTTACTCTTTTATTTTTTAATAAAATTATCATAAATCAGTCATTTTATTTGCTTTTTTAAAATAGTATGATTATAATGGTAGAAAGGTGGATTTTGTTATGATTATTAACATGGTGAATAAATTAGTTGATGAAAATTTAAGGGAGGATAATGACATGGCAAAAAGAAACAAAATACTCGCATTACAACCACAGCCACAAGTAGAAGAATTAGTTGTACAAGAACTAGAAAAGGCAAAAGAAGAAATGGCAGTTGCATCAGAATGGGAAGAAGAACGTAAAATTAATGAAACTGATCAAGTCTATCGAGAAGATAAAACTGATTTCAGCGGTGAAGATGATAAACCACCATTCCCAAGTATGAGTGAAATGACAAAAATGGAAGAGTCAAATGAAAACACACAAATTCCAAAAAAAGAGTTTAATTCTGAAAGAGATGAACTCTTAAAGAAAAAGGAAATTAATAAACTTAAACGGGATGTTAGAAAGAGATTGAGTCAAATGAATAGTTCTGATGAGTGGTCGTTCGAGAATACTACCGAAATATGTCGAAACAAAGAGTCATGTAAGTTCCAAACCGTTGCCAGTGCTGAGTTTCTTGGAAATCTCCTAGATCGACAAATTGCGACATATGTGGGGGATTTACAGCGCGGTTGGAAGACTAATAGTAAGAATGAATTAGTGGCAGTAAAAAGTGAAAAACAGATAAAATTGATCCTTGACAGCCTGTTGCACGACAGGATGCATGGGGGATTCATTACCCTTAACCTTAATCCGAGTGATGGATATGATGTTAATTTCAATGAAGATGATCACACAATATCAGGTTCTATAAATCAGAAATTACAAATTTTGGATGGAAATCACCGTCTAAATGCCTTCTCACGCTGGGCGAAACTGTATAAGCGTAATCCAGAGGCTGTACCTAACCCTGCTGATTACTATATAAGTGTTATAATTGAAACGCTTAATGATGACGATGCAAAGTCGCTTTTTAGCGAATATTGTCTAAAAGGGTTGAAAATTTCAAAATCAAGAGGGGAATTTTTAAACGTGGAAGACTATACAAACAAATTATGTAGAGATGTTATGAAGAAATCTGATCTTAAAGTAGAGGTAATTTCTACAGCAATTAAGGCTACCTCAGAGAATATTATTAGTTTTGGCGTACTTTCAAAGAATATTAAGGATAATTACGATCCTAAGACAAAACTAGATGTTGAGGAACTAAGTAATTATCTCACATTATTTATAGACTCCTTAATTTTTACCTTCCCAAAATTCATGGCTAGTAAAGACCTTACTGAGAGAGTGGAACTTCGCAAGCATAATCTGGCAATGGAGGCACTCAGTTGGAATGGTTATTTTAAATTGAGTACCAAATTGCAAGGTAAGAGTCGAGAAGAAATACTAAGTATTCTTAATAAATTTAATGATATAGTGGAATACAAAGGTTGGAGAGGTAGTTTCTTGGACAAGGAAAATCCGATTTTCCGAAAAATTATGCGGGAAGGATTTCGTATCATAAACACATCTTCATCGGCTACTTGGGTCAATAAGGTATTTATTGAATATATTTTGGAAGGTAAGAGTTTAGAGGAAATTGGTAGAGAAGAAGTAAAGTAAAAATGTAAAAAATAGAGGTATCTACAATTAAGTAGATGCCTCTATTAGTATTATTTATATGTTTTGTTTTATATATTCATCATAGTACATCCATTTTAATTTAGTTCCATCTGGAAGTTTCCCTGCTGATTCTAAATTGCAGTTACAACAACCAATTATATAATTACTAATTTTTAAATTATATTTATTACTTGCTTCTTTTTTTGAATCAAAAATTTCTCCGGTAGTCAAGCATATTATTTTAATACAATCTGGGTCATAATTACACCATCCTAACTCTACCCCTTGTTTTAGATATTTTATAACTGTTTGTGATCCTAATTTTACTTCTTCAGAAATTTTGTGTACGTTCCTTATTCCGCTATTCCAAGTCTCACATACTTTTTTAACTAAACTATTACAAGCATATTCGTGACATTTTAGCCAATCAATATCTTTTTCTACAAATCCTAAGAGAATAGGCAATCTACTATTCATAATACTATTTTTAATCCAAGTCATATCACTTTTTCTACAATCTAATATTATGTAATTTTTAATATTATTCTTCCTAGCAAGCCATTCTTTGTTAAAATCATTTTCTTCTGTTTCTTCTAAAAATGTCCACCTAGTTATACGGTCTTCATAATGTTGAAGTCCATGTGTTTCAATAATACAATTTATTTTTTCTATATAATTATCATATTTATAATCTTTACACCATTTAAAATATTTTTTTGATAATTGTATTGTAAAATCTTTATTTAACAATTGTTTTAAAAAATTTGCTGTAAATTTTTCACTATAAGGGATACCATCTGAACATTCTTTGCAAGAGAATCCTTTTACTGATAAGTCGCATATTGGCAGTAATCTTTCACTATTGCAATCAGGACATCTCATCATTATTTTCTCATTTGAACCAAAAGAATATTTTGATGCGTCTTCTTTGTTAATAAAATACTTTACTAGGTGAGGGTGTGTTAATGCGATCACGTTGCACTGAATACATTCTACGCTTCCCATAAACCCTTTGAAATAATATGTAAAACGACAAATATTTTTTAATTCCGAACCATGTTCGGGGTGTTCTAAACACTTAAACCAATAACCTCTTTTATTTTTACCATTAACTCCATCAGAACCATGATTTACATTCTTTGGATCTATTACATTGCCGTTTTTATCGATGTTTAATTCGTAATCCCATCTTGATAATACCCAATCTGCTAATTCTTTAGATAAATTTTCATAGCACCAATTATAAAATGACAAACCTTTTTCTAGATGTGATTTAATTGCATTATTTCTGCCAAATAAATTATATACACATTTTATACAATAATATTTATTATATTTTTCTATATTTTTACTATAAGCATACCAATTTATATTTTTTAATATTTCTCCACATTCATCACATTGAACATCTACTAATATTTTTGATGTTTTTTGTAAATCTTCAACTTTAACTAAAATACTAGTACCATGTTTTACTTTTATTCTTCCTCTATTATCTATATATCTTGGTATCTCATATCCTTTGTCTTCATACCACTTTATATTAGTTGCTCCTATTCCTACCCAGACCTCTTTTGTTAACAATCCCATAATAATAAAACCGCCTTTCTTTAATAAAGCACAAACTGGAATAAGAGTCCTCAGATTGTAAAGATCAATCTAAAGAACTCTCTTTTTACCCTTGAAACGCTTCGAATCATCTCAAAGAACCATATTAAATTCACTTAAATCCCACAAACCCAAAAAGAGAAGCCTCATCAGACTTCCCCTACAACCCTACAATCCCATTCCCACTTCCCCACCCTTGCCTACAACCCCCAAACATGTTACAATAAACCGAGTTAATTTTCTCTAACTCAACTTTTATCAATATCTATCAATATCTATCAATATCTACCAACTTCTATCAAACCACTCCCAATGTTCCTATCAAATTCTATTTTTCTATTTTCTAAATTCTCTGCTTCAAAGGAAGTTTTGGTGTGTACAGCCAAATCTTCCTTTCTTTTTGTGTTATTTTCACATCGTCTGGAATTTGATTATCATATTATTCGCTTACAATTATTTTTATAAAAATAGACACAAAAATAGAGAGTAAAATAAATTACCCCCTTAATACAATATAATATTAAATTATTTCATTTGTAATCTATTTAAAATAGAGGAAATCCTAATAAAATTAGAACTCCCTCTGAGGATGAAAGAGAGTTGTAAATGAAATGAAAAATAATAAAATAATAATGAATCATCTACATTTGTATTATAACATTATTTTTATAGTTGTGTCAAGTGTGGTGTTTATTTATTGGTTCTAAATAAACAACTCAAAAATACTTTCTTTATTCCTATTGTACATATCTTCTTCTATTTCTCTCAACACATCTTCAGGTATTTGAGCACGATTTAACTCAATACATTCTTGTTTCGCTTGGTATTCTTCATCAGTTAATTCATTATTGTCACAATTGTCTTCGTCAAACCAATCTTCAAATATATCAGGAGCATCATTTACATCAACAGTTACAATTACAGATTCTTCTGCAATCACTTTTCTCTTATTATTCTGTAATCCTCTACCTTTATCAACTTTTACAAAAGAATTATCAATAACTTCAAATACATCTATCTTTTTCTTAGCAACCCAATCAACAAACTTTTGATGTTCATTCTCCTTATAATTAATCATTACCCATTTATAATCCGCATACTCAATACCTTCTGCTAATTGATATTCGCCTTCATCAGTAAATTCTTCAATATCTAAAAGTCCTAAAGATTTTTCCAATGTGCTATATTTCTCAGAAATTTTAATATTCTTTCCTTCAAATATATTAGACAATAATTCTCCTTCATTAGATTCAAATATTGACATTATTTTATATTTATCTTCATCAGGTTTAGTGGATTCTAATATCTCACTTTTCCTAATAATATCTTCTGCTGTGGCAGTACCTAAATTTTCTTTCTTGATGATTGAACCTAATTCACCATTTAATTTACGATTATTGTTCTCATATTCCCTAGTACCCTTAAATACTCTATTTCTATTTGTATCCAATTGTTTCCAATATTTAATACCTTCTTTTATATTATGTTGTGAATCCTCTTCATTGGTATATAAAGTATAAATATTACAACTTTCTTTAAGAGATTTATTAATATCGTCAATATAATACCATAATCCAGCATTTCCAATCCTTATTAAATCTAACTCTACTAATATTTTATTGTACTTATTGATTGAATCATCCACAAAACCTAATTCCTTATTGATTGTTTTATATGGAGGCCAACACACCTCAGTTCTACCACCTGATTTTTCAACCTCATCTCCCTTTGGACGTTTATACATCTTACAATTCAAGTAACAAAAATAAACAAGGAGATTCATATTATCAGTTTTATCTATGGTTTGGTTAAGTATTTTATCTTTATCACAATCATAAAGCATAAAGAATTGGTTATCTAAATCAATATTCAATGTGCATGATAGTCTTTCATTAACTTTTACATCTGCAAAATTAACACTAGAACTAATTAATTTTAACTCTTGCAGTTTAGAAAGCATTTGTTTGAATTGGTCAACAGATTCACCAGTTCTAGTATTATATTTATAGCCACAATCTATAATCATATCTTTAAGATAGAAATTTGTAATATTTCTCATATTCTTATTCATATAAATGAAATCCAGAATAAACAATGATTTATAATTGAATTTACTCTTATCTGATTTGGTATTTTCCAAGATACTAAATTTCCTCTTCTTAGGATCTGAATCTTGATTCTTTTCAGGAAAATAAAATAATTCATTTGGTAATTTGCAAAATATACCTTTATTATTTATTGTTTGTTTTTCTATCATTTGTTAAAAACCTCTTTCTTTAATTTGTTTATAAAAATCATTAGAAGAGAAAAATTATGAATCGCGTTTCGCGAGACATGAGAATATTATTCTCTCTTATTATTACTTAGTTACTCTTATTACACCTCATTTGACTACCTGTTTTGTGTAGTCGAATACAGTAAATTGGAAGTATTGAACTACATAAAAGTGGTAGTCAAATATTTTTACTGTTCTTTTGGTTAAGTAACTAAGTTTAGACTACATAAAATATGTAGTTGAATATTTTTACTTCTTGATTTGTTTGTATTGTTCAATTGCTTTTAATAATTGAGGACTATTTGTGAATAAAAAAATATTTCTGTTTGAGTTATTGATTTCTGGTTTTACTCCATGTAGGACAAACCCTTTCATCATAAGAAAACCAGCTAGTTTCATGCTTTTGATATAGAAAGTTTTAAGTTCTATTGGGGTTTTATTTGTATTTATAACTTGATTTGTCATAAAATCATTCCTTTTTAATTTATTTGTGAACACTTATTAAAGGAGTTATCACTAGGACAACCCCTTAGATAAAAATATTATTTATTACTCTACATTCTTGATAATATAATAAATTTTCCCCTCACTATACGACTTTACAACTTTATTTATTGTTGCTTCTCTAATCTGCACATTATTATCATTAGCACCATAAAATCTTGCTAATTGATCTTGGAAACTCTTAATCATATTGTCATAAAATATATACCCATTTGAACCCGCCACCAGTATTGTTTTTACCTTGACATACTCTCATAATAGATGATGGATCTGTATTATATTTTTTACTTGCGTCAGCAATACTATTAAAACATTCAAAAGTATCCAAATTAATTACTTTTTTATTTTTACCTTTAAAATTTTTTATCAATTCTGTGTAATAATCCTTATATTCATTGTCGCTATTATACTTATCGTAATAAGCCCAAAAATAACCACCAGCACTTTTCTGAGCTTTTCTACAACAGTTAGATATCATTTGATATGCTATCCCTAAGTCTTGTTCTGCTTCAATCATACTTTTATAAATTTTCCCATTTGATAAATTAATAACTTTTTCACTGTGATAATTTTCCCATATGTAGTTATTATAATATTCCTTATTTTCTTCATAATCTTCAAGATATGCATATGTATATTCTCCTGCTTTTTTAAAAACACCTTTACAACAATATGCTATAGCCTCCCTTGATACACCTGCTACTAATGATGCATCTGTGGCAGTTCTATATATCTCTTTTGTATTAATGTTGATAACTTTTCTCCCAAATCTTTCAATATTTGTTTCCTTACTGTTTTTTACTCTTCTTATTTCTGCTTCCCCATATATTTTCCCGAATTCTCCTCCATTAGTTAAATTGTATCCATTTGGTGAGATAGAATTTAACTCTTTTATCCAAAACTTTTCTTTAATATTTAATTCATCTTGTGTTTTCGCAGTATCAATACTTTCCCATACAAATGAATCTTCTCCATATTTATTTAAGGAGCGATAAAAATATTTAGACTTTGTTTTCTTATCATTTTTATAATCTGTTAAATGTTCTCGCTTTCTTTTTTCTAATGTTCTTGTTGTTTGACCTACATAATTTTTCCCATTAACCAAATTTGTTGCTTTGTAAATTATCATTTTAAATACCGCCTTTTCTTATTTATTTACCTTGATTTTTATAAACAGGAAAATGCTAAGGCTTGCATTTTATCAGGAGCTACCCTATCCTGTTTATTCGTGTTTTCCAACACAAAAAAGAACATCTTACAAAATGTTCTTTCGTCTATTGAAAATATAAAATTAATTATGATAAACGCTCTAAAGCATCAAATCTTAGCCATAGATAAATTTTTCTATCCCAATCAATATGATCTTCATTTGCAATAATATAATTAGGAAAACTGTTTTGCCAATTTCTATATTCGTCTGAAGTTACTTTTCTTAGTTTTCCATAATCATCAACTATTGTTTTTGTCATGTAATTTGTTGAGAATGGATGTTTGGGAACCATTGTAAAATCTTCAATATCAGGATTAAGATAAGCAATTGTATTTTCCAAGTTATTTAGAGATTCATCTTTCTCATTGATTATTTGTGTTTGTTTATCTATGATTCCATTTTTATATCTGATTGTTTGACCATATGATTTGTTCTCACTAGAATTTTTCTTCTTGTCATATTCTTGAATATAGTAACTATAAGCAGTTGTCTTCAACATGTACATCTTATCTGAAGTATTTACCCCATTGCGGTTCTTTGTTAATCCATCAACCAATCTACTATATTCTTTTCTCTTAAGTTCTGTATATCTAATTTGTGCAACATATTCTTCAAATAATCCCAAAAGACTGGGAAGTTCTTCGTAGTTACAATATTTAAAAGTAGAAACTGTTTTGCGTTTTCCAAAATGTGATTCAAGTATTTTCTTACGAGCAATTTTATTATCCTTTTCGGTCAACGCAATAATCATTTCTGTACTTTGTTGTCTTCTATATTCTAATTTTTCTGCCATTGCTTCAAATGCTTTTGTATATTCAAAAGTGAATTTTAAAGCGTCATCTCCAGAAAACTTATTTACCAATATTGCGAATCCAGCTCTATCCATAATATACTCTCTATATGATTGTTTGTTTTGTTTATCAATACTTTGGGTTTCCTTAAAATTAAGGAGACCTAATTCTGGAATAGTTTGAATAAATCCATCTATTTTTACTAATACGTTGTCATGTCTTTTACCATATTTCTCAGCAACAAATTTACTACCCACCGTTACATTTCCATCTTCATTTACAGTTAGACCAAACTCTTCCTCGAATACTGATAACTCATTATTATTATTATTATTATTTTCCATTTTTAATACAACCTTCTTTCTTTAAATTTATTTTTTATAATTCTTGATAATATTTCTAAGTAATTCTCCATCTCTGAATAAATAAACATTTCTTCCATCATTTTTTGCATCAATTCTAATACTGTGCATTGGAAATCCATTCATTAGAATAAAACCTGCTAATCTTTGTGAAAAACAATTGTATAATTCCATCCTCTCACCTCCCTTCAATGAATCTAAAAATCTAGACATAATAAAAGAAGTTGCCCAATGGACAACCTCTAAATCTTTCATTATATTTATTTATACAGTATCTAAATCTTCTAATCTTTTTTGACCCAATTCAAAATACTTCTCATCCAACTCGAATCCTATATAACTCCTATTAGTATTTATACAAGAAACTGCTGTTGTAAAACTGCCCATACAATTGTCTAATACTAAATCATTCTCATTTGTGTAAGTTTTTACTAAATATTCACATAAAGCAATCGGTTTTTGTGTAGGATGAACTCTATATATTTGATTACATTCTTTTTCAGTTGATTTTATATTAATAATATTTTGTGGGTATCTTAAATCTTCATTATGATATTCTGAAGTTTTAAATTCTCCACCTGAAAAATCACTTAGAGTATCTTTTGT